GTTGCTCCGAGTAAATTGCCAAATGCGAGTTACGATGGTTCTGATGGTAGGTTTGCTGGTGCTTATGTAAAGAGTCCTAAACCAGGTTGTTATGATTGGGTATTTGATTTGGATTTGACTTCTATGTATCCAAGTATCATTATGAGTTTGAATATGTCGCCAGAAACTAAAATAGGTAAGATTAATGGTTGGGATGCGGAAGAATTTATTAAAGGTGTGGATAAACATCATTCTGTAGAAAAGGATGGTAAAGTTATTCAGACCTTTTCGAGTGGACAGTTGAAAGATTTCTTTAACAAGAATAAAATATCCATTTCGTCAAATGGTGTTTTGTATGACTTATCCAAAAAAGGTGTTATACCAGCTATCTTGGAAAAGTGGTTCAATCAAAGAGTTGAATATAGAGGATTAGCTAAGAAATATGCCCAAGAGGGTAATGATGAACTACACGGCTACTTCGATAGGAGGCAAATAGTACAGAAGATTTTACTTAATAGTTTATATGGTGTTTTGGGGTTGACGGTATTTAGGTTTTACGACATTGATAATGCTGAGGGAACTACATCGACTGGTGTAAAGTTAATTCAGTTTACCGAAAAGATTGCTAACAGTTATTATAATAAGATACTAAAGACAGATAAGGATTATTGTATTTACACAGATACAGACTCGGTTTTCTACTCTGCTCTTCCACTTGTTAAAAATAGATTACCAAATGCTGATGTCAAAGATGACAAGTTCATGACAGAACAAATCTTGGATATTGCATCTGAGGTTCAAGAATATATTAATAAATCATACAATTATTTCAGTAGTAAGTTTTTGAATATTCACGAAGACCATAGGTTTGAAATCAAACAAGAGTTGATTGCTAAAGCTGCTTTTTGGGTTACTAAAAAACGATATGGCCAATGGATTATTAACGATGGTGGTACGCCTTGTGAGAAACTTGATGTCAAAGGATTGGATATTGTCAGAAGTTCATTTCCACCAGCATTTCGTGATTTTATGACAAAGGTGTTGAAAGCCATATTGGCTAAAGTACCCAAAGAAAAGATTGATGAGTTCATATTGAATTTTAAAAAGAGTTTAAACGACCACGACATTACAGATATATCTTTACCAAGTGGTGTGAAGGGTATAAAAAAATACACAAAGAAAAAGACAAAACACGGTTTTCAAGGTAAGTCTATGTTTACTGAAATGGAAAAGGGTGCACCAGTTCATGTTAAAGCTTCGGTTATCTATAACGACTTGTTAAAACATTTTAAAGTCAATAATCACGAACAGATTAGGAACAGTAGTAAAATCAAATGGGTTTATCTGAAAGACAATCCATTTAATATTGATGCTATTGCTTACAAGGGTTATGATGATCCCAAAGAAATAATGGATTTTATAAATCAATATGTTGATAGAGATAAGTTATTTGATAAAGCATTAAAGAAGAAAATAGAGCTATTCTATCAGAGTATGAAATGGGATATGCCTGTAGATAAAAAAGTTTCAATTGAAAGGTTTTTTTGATTGACTTTTACAATAAAAAGTATTAAATTAAATAATAATATGGAGAAACTATGAATAAAATAACATTGGATACTTTTATCCAAAAATACAATCTTGGTGGAAATGTGAATTCTGTCAAGTGGGAGTCGGATGGAAGTACATTATCCACACGATTTATTTCACCGGACAAAAGTCTATTAGGACAATTGACTTTAGCAAAACAAACTTTACCTGAGTTTGAGGTTGGAGTTTACGACACGCCATTGCTGTCTAAGATGTTAGGTACTTTGGCTGATAAGGTTGATTTTACTTTAACAGAACATGATAATACTCCAGTTGCTTTTCATTTAACTGATTCGGTTATCTCGGCTGATTATGTATTGGCTGCTATTGGAGTTATCCCTGATGTACCGGAGTTGAAGAATGAACCCGAATATACTACTTTAGTAAATATTGATGCTCAGTTTATTAATTCATTCATTCGTGGTAAAGGAGCTTTGGCTGATGTTGACACATTTGCTATTAATCCAGTGGATGGTGGTTTGGAATTTACTATTGGTTATAGTGATATAAATTCAAATCGTATTAGTATCAAAGTTCAAAGTGGTGCTGTAAAGTTAACTGAACCAGTTGTATTTAATGCAAATCTTTTTAAAGAGTTATTAAATGCTAATAAAGAATGTTCTAAGGCAACATTACAGATTTCTGATAAAGGTTTAGCTCACATCGAGTTTAATGTTGATGATTTCAATGTTAAATATTGGTTAGTATCACAACAGGTATAAGATGGAATCACATGGATTATGGGTTGAAAGATATCGACCACAAGACTTATCAACTTATGTTGGTAATGAGCATCTTAAAACTAAAGTTGAGAGGTTTTTAGAAGATGGAAATGTTCCACACTTACTTTTATATGGTAGAGCTGGTGGTGGAAAGACCACACTTGCTAAAATTATTGTTAATAATATTGAGTGTGATTATCTATATATTAATGCGTCGGATGAACGAAATATAGACTTGGTTCGAGACAAGTTGAAGACCTTTGCTTCTTCAATTGGTTTCAAACCTAATAAAATAGTCATACTGGATGAAGCGGATTATTTAAATGTAAATTCTGCCCAACCAGCTCTCCGTAATTTAATGGAAACATTCTCGCAACATTGTCGGTTTATATTGACCTGTAATTATGTTGAGAAAATCATTGAACCAATACAGAGTCGTTGTCAGACATACAAGATAACACCACCAAGTAAGAAAGAAGTTGCTCTACATTCCAAGATAATCTTGGAAAAAGAAAACATATCTTTTGACTTGGATGACTTGGCACTTGTAGTAACTGCTGGTTATCCTGACTTACGAAAAGTTATCAATGATTTACAAAGACAATCTATCGATGGTCAATTGAAAATTGATAAACAGGGAATGTTACATAATGAGTTTAAACTCCAGTTCTTAGAGTTGATTCAAAATAACTCTGATATCAGGACCATTCGGAAGTTGGTTGCTGATAGTAGTTTTAGTGACTACACCGAGTTATTTAGATTACTTTATGATGAAGTGGAAACTTTAACTGGCGATAAGATACCAGAATTGATATCTGAGATATCAGTTGGTGCTTATCAAGATGTGTTAGTGGTGGACAAAGAGATTAACTTTATTGCTACGGTATCAAATATATTGAGGAGATTACAATGAGTACAAAACCAATGAAACCATTACCAAAACAACAAGTTCAAGTAGATTTGGAAAAGGCAGAAACTATGAATTGTCAAGAATGTAATAATAAGATTTTCATTCAAGGATATGTCATAAAGAAAATATCAGCAATTATGTCACCAACTGGTCAAGAAGTTATAGCGCCAGTTCAAGTGTTTAATTGTGGAAATTGTGGTGAGATACTACCTTTGAATGAGATAAATGAACTTATTTAGTTGGATAAACGAACTATTTGTCGGTAAACGAGATTGGGATTCCTTTTCGGATGCCGACAAAAAGAAGTTTAGTCCATTTATGGTTAATCGGTATTTGAGTATGGGTGAAGATTTTTTACCATTAGTAAATCATTTTCAAAAGTACACAATTGAAGTAATGCCACATAAAGCCGTATATAAGTTTTATTGTAATTTACTACCAAAGAAAAAGACTTATTTGAAGTACTTGAGTGGTAAGAAAGAAAAGACAAACGACAAAGTAGTTCCTTTTATTATGGAATATTTTGAAGTGAGTAAACTTCAGGCGGCTGAGTATTATGAAATAATGCCAAAGGAAGATTTAATATTGTTATTAAAGAAATTCGGAAAATCCGATAAAGAAATAAAAAAAATGAGAATTAGATGAGCAAGTTATGGATGGCATTAAGTATATCTTTTGTAGGTCATATAATTGCATGGTTTCATATGCAAGGGCAATTCAAATATGAATGGGCAAGGAGTATTTGGTGGGTAATAATAGGTGGTATACCAATTAGTATAGCATTTTATTATGGAACACGATGGTATTATGAATATTTTAATAACTATTGGTATGTTAGGCCGATTGGGTTTGGTATGGCTACTCTTGTATTTGGTATAATGACTTGGTTATTTTTAGGAGAAACACCAGATACAAGAACTTGGATAACTATAGGATTATCCATAGTTATCATCATGATACAATTATCACATTTAATTATAAAATAGAGGAAATAATGAAAATAAAAGAAACAGAACTTGATGTTATTGAAGATATTCATCCAATTGTAGAAGAAATGGAAAATGAATGGCCAATTATGACTAAAGAGTTTAAAAGATTACAAAAACAACAATATGAGTTGTTTTTGAAGAAACAACATGACTATGGTCCCGGAAACATCTCTGTAGGGACACAATTGCAGACAGAAGAAGAGATACACTTATCTCTAACAGGTTTGTGGTTTAGGATGAATGATAAGATTCAGAGACTAAAGAATCTACTGATGAGTGGTAGAGACAATGCAGTACAAGGTGAACCGATGGAAGATGCTTACCTTGATGTATCGAATTATGGTATTATGGCAACAATTGTTAAAAATGGAAAGTGGGGTAAATAATGCCAATATTAGAAAAACATGAAGTACAAGAGAATCGTTTGTGGTATCGTGTAGAAGTTACAGATGAACAAGCAAAAGAATTTAAAGAAGCTTACGATAGTGAAGGTGAATGGCCTGATTGGGTTTGGGATTTAGATTGGGATCATCATTGGGATACACCAGGTAATGATGAGGTGTTATCAGTAAGAGTTTTAAAAGAAGAGGAAGAATAATGGAAAGACATTGGGGTGAGAAACAAAAACAGACACCAAGAAAAGTTGGTGGTGAGGCTGCAGAAAAACACATATCAGTTCAAGATAACAAGATATACTTTTACTCTGGCGTAAATAGAAATAGTGCTGTTGAGTTGAATAAAAAAATTGGTGAATTAGAAACTAAATCCTTGACATTATCAAAAAGTTTAGGTATATTACCACCACCAATAAAATTATTTATCAATTCAGGTGGAGGTTCTATCGTATCTGGTATTTCATCTATGGATACAATATTGAGGTGTGGAGTTCCAATTTATACTTATGTAGATGGATTCTCGGCAAGTGCCGCTACATTTTTAACAGTAGTTGGTGATAAAAGATTTATGAGTAGAAATTCTTATATGTTGGTTCATCAGTTAAGTAGTAATTTTTGGGGAACTTACGCTAACTTCGAGGATGAGAAGAAGAATTTAGATTTGATGATGAAAAATATAAAAGATGTTTATAAAAAATACACTAAACTACCTATGAAACAATTAGATGAGATATTGAAACATGATTTGATGTGGGATGCTAAAACTTGTTTAGAATATGGGATGATTGACGAGATAATATAATGGCACATGTTTCACATAGTCAGTTTACTACTTATAGTGATTGTAACCTTAAATGGAAACTTCGTTATATAGATAAGTTAGGAACTTTTGTAGGTAACATACATA